TCATTACCCCTAAAATATCTTCCGTCCTTGACTGTCCAACTCCGCCTGCCAAAAACTTTGTTGCGAGCGGGTCGTTAAAATCCCCAACTCCAGCGTATCCGACAAGAGTCCCATTAGCCAAGATTGTCCCAGTCTGATTCTGAACCCTAACGTACTGCTCTTGCCCTACCTGTTGGACAACACCTGCTGAATGGTGCAGGTTTAACGTGTCATCAACTGAGTTCCAAACAACACGCCCTCGCTTGTCTGTATGCGGCGGGTTGAGGGAAAAGTCTAAATAGTCTGTGGCGATGTGATTTGTATTTGCCGCCTCATTTGCTGTTGCTTGGGCGGCAGCAATCAATGTTTTTGTTTCTAATGCTGAGTCGCTGCCGTCTGTATCGCTCACCGTTGAGAATAGCTTTTCAAACGCTCGAATCTGTTGGTGATCCTTTAAGAACGTCGCGAGCTGATCCCTGGTAAGCCCTAGCTTGGTAACGGTCGGTATCAGCGCCATCAGTATGCCAGCTGCTCTAATTGGGCCTCAAGCCTAACAAAAGAAACGTGGGCATCGCTTTGACCGCGAAACCGTTGAATCCTCCAGTTCCTCATAGACCCCTGTTGAAACCACACAATTCGCTTCTGACGCTGTCCGGCGGCGCCAACAGATACGGTCCTGTCCTGACTCCAGGTTTGTCCGTCAAGAGAGTATGATGTGCTTATCAATGGGTTTGCTCCAAACGCCACCCTGCCGGTTATGCCAACAAGCTCAAGTTCGTGGACAACCCCACCCCTGCCCTCGTTGTATAGTATGGTGGTCCCAAACTCCCACCTGACGTTGTTGCCGTAATGGGTGCCTATTGAGTCGTCTAGGTGCCCTATAACGCCAGACGTAGGGTTGCCAATGGTCCACCTGTTATTGTGCCATAGAAGGTCCCTAGCAAGGTACTTGCTGAAGCCTGTGGCAGAGCTGGTCAAAATAAACCAAATGTTGATCCCAAACTCTGCTGATGAGGCTGCATCAAAGACGAGCGTCTTGTCTGGCAAATGGACATACAAATGGTTTTGATTTTTGTTTACTTGGGCCTCGAGCTTTACCGTTGCAAGTTGGGCCTCGGTATAGTCTGACAGTATCTCATCAATCTCGGTGGTGCTGATCTTGGTCGCCGTTGCATTGTTGCCGCTGTATATTGCCGGCGCCTCGTTCCTGCCAGATCCAAGAAAGGCAATCGTCTCAGCAAAAACGCAACAGCCATGAGTTCCAATGCCGCCCTTCTGTATCTGCGCCCCGTCTATCCTTTGGAATGGGAACAGGTCACCGCCAACGTTGTCAAACACCTCAATCGTGTTGCGGTTTACTGCGTAAATCTCATTCCTGAGCTTGATGATTGCGATGACAGGATCAGGGTCAATCTCTGAAGATCCATACTTTAACGGGTTGACCTGGGTCGGGTCGGTTAGCTCAGTAACAACCAAGAATTCACCGTCTGTGGTCATAAAGTAGCCGTCAATCCAAGCAACATCAAGGACGGGACCAAGGTCTTGATCGGTGACCTCGACCAGGTCTGTCTTGTTCCAATAGTACAATTTTTGGCCTGATGCAATTGCCAGAAGGTCAAAGCTGTAGTCCATCGTCACCAGATCATCATCTGACCCGCCAACATCCCCTAACACCGTCACAGACCCATCGTTACCAATACTGCACAATGACGTCCCCATAACCCTATACAGAACGCCGTCCCATACTATGCCGCCCCTGTTTACTCCAGGTCCAGTGCCGTCGGCAACAATCCCGCTGGCAGGGCGCAAGTATCCAGTGCTGATACCGCTATCTTTTGGGACAGGGACAAGGTTTACCGGATAGCTGGTCCGTATGTCTGGACCGTTATCAGTGTATATCCCGTTGATAATTGGTATCTGCATAAACTTTAGCTCAATGCTTCCGCGTCAAGGTACACCGTTGCCGTGGCAAGTATCACGCTATTATCGGCTGAATCGCTAATCTGAATTACTCCAGAAGCCGATTTTGGCATCTGCCCTACATTTACAGACAACGACCATGATCTGCCTGAACTCAAGGACAACCAGACCCCCGTTGCATCGCTGGCGCCGTTAAGGGTATCGCTACCAGGCAGCGGCGTATACTTAATGCTATAGCCTGCGGCTGGACCTTGTCCGGTCAGCCAAGTGTATGTCTCATAGTTTTCTGCGGTTATGAAAACGGTCGCAGGCGTTGAAGCGTTAATCGCCCAAATAACCGTAGAGGTTGAGCCAAAAGCGATTGAGTAATAAGAGCCTGACTTTAAGTAGGCCCCCTTGCCGCTTGTTGTCTCTGTTGAAACCCTAGCGGCAAACGTCATAGCATGTTCCTGAGGGCCGTTGCATACCAAGATGTCCCAACGTATGTTGCAACCAGTATATCTACGCTGTTCGGGGCCGTTGTCAGCGCTGAGGCAGACCCGCTTGGCCATTTAAAAGACGCCGGCCAAGCAATTGTCCTGGACCCTGTGCCATCCTGAGTAAATATCACGTTGACGGTCTGGCCTTGTGCTGGACTTGTCATGTTCAGGGTTGCCACGTTCTCGTTCATCGTCACCGTAAAGACGTTGCTATCTGTGCAGTCTATGTCAAGCACGCCGCCTGAGCTTAAGTCTGCAACTGGCGCAGTTTGAGCGTGCCCAGTAAAGTTTGCGCCATCTATTGTCGGGTTAGTATTGAATACCAGCAAGCCAGAACCTGTCTCATCGGTCATTGCGGTCAACAGGTTTGCGCTGCTCGGTACAGCCAGGAACGTTGATACACCAGCCCCTATCCCAGACAATCCGGTTGGCGGCAGTCCTGTACAGTTTGCAAGGTTGCCAGACGATGGCGTGCCAAGGATTGGTGTAACCAGAGATGGGGAGGTAGCAAATACCGCCTTGCCAGTTCCAGTCTCGTCTGTGATTGCGTCGCGAAGCTCGGCTGATGTCGTTATAAACGTGTTGCTGCTCAGGTTTATCGTCTTGTTCGTCAGCGTTTGTGGCGCTGTAGTGGTGACCACGTCGATGCCTGCAATCTGCAAGCTATTGACGATTGTGTACCAGGTTGATTGGAGCTTGTTGTATCTGATTGTAAACGAGCTACCGGCGCCAAGTGATAACGGAACACCAACCAAGGTTGAGCCATTTCCGTTGATGGTAAGCGCTGAGATTGTCTGGGTTGAGATCATGATGATCTCCTGCCCATCATACGAGCTTGATGCCTGCGGCAGCGTTACAGATCCAGCAGCAAATGTCCCTGTTGGATTTATAATTAGCCAGATGCTCTGCGCTGAGTCTGCAAGCGCAATATTAAACCCAGAATTTGTCGGGGCGTTAATGACCACCGTGTAGTTTGGATCAGCAAAGTTCTGCTGAAAGTATGTCATCAGTGTGTTGATTGATGACTTTCTGGCGTCCCCATTGTTTGTCGAATAAACGGGTAACTGATCGGCGCCAGATATTGTGCTTATTGTCGCTAACTGATTGATGGTTGGCATTTTGCCTCCTAATTGTACTCTAGTGGACCATCTTCGCCAGCCAGCACTGGATCAACGGGTCGTCGGACGTATGGGTTATCATAATCGCGCCAAGGCTTATTACCAGCGCCTGACGGCATGGTCCCAGGCAGTTGCATTTCGATTGGCGCAGAGAACGCTTTGAGTAGCGCATTATAGGTACTCTTTACCATTGACTTTGTATCAGGCGATATCATCTTGCCGTAGCTTGGTGCAATCCTGACTCCAAGGCTTGAATAGATTGCGCTATTGGCCATGTCAGGGACGGATGTCTGTGCATCCAGGTCGCTGTACTGCGGAGAACCTGGCAGTGGATACCCAAGCCTAATCCCCATCGAGTTCCATTCAGCCATCATTGCGTCGAGCTTCCAGAGAGCACTTTGAAGTTGATCTGGCGTCAGGTCAAAGACGTAAGACGCAAGCCCAATCTCTTCAAACGCCTGAACGACGAATTGTCGCTTAGTCCAGCCCATTGTCTTGCCCTCAGTATTTGCCTTTCTTGCTTGGAGCCTTGCTTGGCTTGCCGGCCTTCTTTGCCGCTTCCTTCGCCGTTGACATGGCAATAGCAATGGCCTGCTTCTGTGGCTTGCCGCTCTTCATCTCTGTTGAGATGTTCTTTGAAATTGATTTTTTTGATCGTCCCCGCCCGCGAGGCTTTTACCTCGTTTTCCATCTTCATCGCTTCTACAATAAATAAACGGTCGTTCTTGTTGAATTTTTGACCCTCTTTTACAAAAATCTTCAAAATTTTGCCGGGCATCGGCGCGCGCACCTCGTTTCCGTTGTCAGCGCTGTCCTCCATACCGGGCCGATAACCGGATTTTTTCTCTTTCGGTTTTTCGAATACGTACTGCTGGCCGTTGACGAGAACATAAATATTTGTGTCTTCCACCGCCACGTGAGCTTTATAATGGTGGCCGTCATGGAAGATTGATAGCGTGTTATCGGCAATTTTTTGAAGTTTTGCCTCAAACGATTCATCATTGATTTTAACGCTGAAATTATGATCGGCTTTTTCTTCGAGGAGAATAGTAAAATCGGAGTCTTTAAAGCGTAAGATGTTTTTTATCATGTATCCGTTTCCCGTTTATTGATGCAGCATTGGTGACAAAAAACAAGGTTTCCCAAGTTAAGGCGGTTGATTTAGCAAGCTGTGACCCAAATCCCGCATTTGTATATTTTTAAGAAAACAAATCCCATTGGCCGACCGTCTGCCAGG